GCTTCAGGTAGGCCGCTAGTATCTGCTCCAGTGACTTCCCCGCTTTGCTAAAGGGCGGTTGGCTTCCGTCCCGGCCTCCTTCTTCACTGACGCACTCTTACCGCTCTGTTGCGCGCCGGGCTTACCCGGTCCTGAATCTCCGCCAGCGCCGCCCATAGCCGGTTGTGGCATCGCGGTCTGTGCTGCCAGGACACTGAGCGGCATCCACCCTGTGCCCGTCTTGACCATCGGCACGTCGCCGCCCTCTACCGCGTCCAAGCCGTCGCGGTCCCGTAGTTCGTTAATCGTTCTGGCTCCAAGAGATGTGTTGGCAGTATCGATGGTGGCCTGGTCGGAAGCCGCCACTTCCTCGTTCTGATTGAACACGTGGCCGATGTCGTCCCATCCCCAGCCGAGAAAGATCAGGCGACCCATCAGGCTAGACCACCAGAGCATCTCGCCATTGAGTCCCTGGGCGCGCATTTGCTCTTGAAGCTGCTCGGAGTTCGCCCGCGGCTCAGGCTCCTTGATGTAGGGCTTCGGGTCGGTCCTGAAGGCGCGGCAAACAATGCGAGCCATCCACTCGTCATACTCGGACTTGAGCAAGTCGCCGGCCGAGCCCTTCATCTCGAAAGGCTTGCCACCGCCAGGGATGAACCGCATCTTGGACTTGAGCTTGAGATTCCCGCTCATCAGTGCGTCGAACGTTCCTTGCCATAGCGCAATCTGCTCAGCAGTGTTTCCTGACCAGCAAGCCTTCCCGTTGCGGCGAACGTAGAGTATCCCGTTCGGGACACTGACACATCCGATCATGCCCGAGTATTGCTCTGAGGCAACAGAGAAACGCCGCATTTTGCTATCGCTCATGCTCACGATATAGCTGATGTGGTTTGTATTCCCTTCCCTGTTTCCGTCAAACTTGAGTTTCCTCCCGCGTCTATCGTCCTCGGCTATAGTTGCCGATTTACCCGTTTTCTGGACTAGCTCCTGTAACTGGTCTGCCATTTTCCGGCTGGACGTGTAAATTACCGGGGCTGTCTTTGACCCATCCCCCAAAGCGTAGTAGCGAAGAAAGATCTCAATCTGGCGCGGGGTTGCATTCATGATCTCAGCGGGTACATATTTCTCGCTAGCGTGTCCAAACTTTGATAAATATCTGCCGAGTGGAGCGTTGCAGACAATTATCGACTTCCCATCATAGCTTGGGGCCTTTCCTTTGATTTTGATGTTGTTTACGAGTTCCCAGTACGCCGCAAACCCTTTGCCGTCGGATGCTTGGGTGATCCCAGCCACTCTTCCAGAGCAAGCGGTATGCCCTTCAGCAAGCCACGCTCCCATGAAAGCGCAATACTGATCTCCGGTCATTTCAAGGGCGAACCCTCCACCCCTCTTCGTTATTTGGGAAAACACTCTTGTCTTGACCTCTTTCCCTTCGTTCCAGTTGGAAACAATGGGGATACGATCACCGTCGATGTGAGATTCAAGTAGCTCTTTCGCTAAAACGATGCGCTCCTCCCCGCTGCGCTTTGAAAGCAGGACGCGGTGCGGAGGATTTACCAAGCAATCAATCGACCGGGATTGAAGGTGTACCATTTCCCCGCTATATGGCTGTAGATTGATTCCGGTCGCCTTTTGCCATTGGAATTCCTTCGTTACCGGCTTGCGCGTGGCAAACTTATCACTCTCAATATCCACATCCGTAAATCGCTTCCATCCGCGCTGTGTGAGAACTTCTGTGTCTTCGCTGTAGCACCAGTTCTCCGGGCAGCACACCATCACGTCAGGGCATGTGCCTTCGTTCCAGAAGTTGAGCATGTACATCGTCTTGCGAACCTGCTGGGTCGCCTCCATCAGGATCTGCTCAACCTCAGAGTATCCGTAGATCGGGAACTGAGCCCACCGATGCCGCGGCATGTAGACAATCTCGCGCTCAGTGAAGTTGTCCATCGGGAGGCCCTTGACGATCTGGACGTATGCCAGAGACGGCCAGTCAGGGATGCGGCCGCGGTCGTCCACTTTTGGCACGATGGTATTGCCGTCGATCACTTCCAGCGCGTAGGGCTTTGTGCCGGCTCGATTCTTCCAGATGTAGACGGTGGCCGCATCGATGGTGTACCGCTCGCGGAAGATCATCTCCATCCATTGCGGGTACGGAATCTTCCGGTCTGGCATCTTGAAAAAGGCGTTGAGTTCCTTGATGCGCGGGTCGTCTTCCGACTTCACGCCCTTGGCTGGATTCTTCAGGACGAACTTCCACGGCAGGCTTACCAGTTCGTCAACGCGTGCGCTTAGTTCGTTGGCGATGATTCCCGAACCCCGCACGATGCCCCGCAGCATCTCCCCAAGGACAATGTGCCGGTTGACGATCTCAAGGTTGTAGCCGGTGGGATAGTCCCACTCGCGAGCGTCCACAATAGACGGAGGGCCGAATGGCGCTACGGGCTGGTAGGGGCTGAAGCGGTTGCGCTGCTCGTCTACATCCGCGATGAAATCGGACGGAAGATCACGGTCATCTGGGCCAGGACGGTCGTTTTCCGGGTCCCGATTTGGCAGAGTAGGCCGAATGCCGCCGCGATTCCTTGCGCTCAGAAGTCCATACCGCGGATTCAGGAGCGTCATTGATCCGCCTGTAGCGTCCGGCATCTTCTGCAATGCCTTGTCGTTCAGCCGTTTCCCAAACACTGTATCGTCGTTGATCTCGGTCGGTTCATCCCACAAGGCCATGGTGTGTGCTCCTGTGGTCTAGTGTATCAACCGATAGGGATTCCAGTTCTTTTGTGCATTTCTGGGAGGTGGCCGTTAATGCATCCGCACCCTTGGCATACCGATTCCCATAGTTTACTTCTCCGGCTTATGAATACCGTGGGGTTTGGCGGAAGAATTGGCGATTCCATGTGCTCCCGGAAATACCCAGTAAGTCTAGCCCGATCATCCATGTACGGTATCAAAAATGGACGCTCATCTTTTCCATAGAAATCTGAATATTTCATCGCTCCTCACTTTCCTTGGCACATCAGGCACTTGCAGCCCGGTGCGTGGGTTACCAGTGGCTTGCCTTTGATAACGTCAATCCATCCTTGCGTCTGTTCACTTACGGTTCCGTCCTTTGGCTTTTGAGTCCTGCCAAGGCCGCGCTTAGGTTTGGTCTCGCGTGCCAGTTTCAGGTTCTTCGGCGGCGCTCCATGCCAAACTCCAGCGGCAATCGCCAAATCAGGGAGGATCGCTTCGAGACGGCTGGGGCCGAAGACTTTTTTGGGGGTCCTGACGAGGGCGGTAACCGGCTTGAGCCGCTTCGGGCTGTCTCGCATCCCACCCATAGCCGTAATCTTGCCCTGCGGTTGCGCGTCCATAGCCTTCTGGAATTCAGCAACGACTTCAGGACTCATCGGCGGCACCTGAATGACAGTGGGAGACGATGCAGACCAAAGCCAATTCACGATCACCGCCGTCTGGCTCATTGACTCCGCTTTGGCCCGTTCGTCAATCCTTGCCGCCAACTCGTCCGGTATGCGGATGTTGATGTGTACGCTCATTTGGCCTCCGGTTCAGCTTCAAAATAGCACTTAGACCCGCGAACGGGCTTCCTGTCTTTCATGCACATAAATAGTGCCGTCTTGATGTGGCGCCACGTATGCCCGTGATAGGCGATAGCTTCGATTTCCTCTCCGCAGTTCTTACACTTCATTTGTGTTTCCTCATTTCAGCCGCCAGCAGGTTCACGTGCTCACGCCGGTAGTCAATCGTTCCATCGTCCTGCCAAAGCGTGCCAGCGATCACCTTGGCCAGTTCGTGCGCCTGAGGCGAGTGGTCTCGCAGTTTGTCCAGCGTGCGCTCAATCATGCGGTGGAGTTTCACGGTGTCGGTTCCTCCTGTAGTACAAAAGTGTAGTACAGGAAAACACGGGATTGCAAGATAAATCTGTACTACATCTTCAGGACGCCCACGACGGTCTTGCGCAGTCAGGGTGCATCCGGCGTATGCCCTCTTCAACCACGGTATCGCCAAGCGGAAGTCCGCAATGATCGCATAGGTCTTGGGGCGCAAGGGCTGCCATAGCGCGGTTGTAGGCGGTCATAGCTGGTGCTTTGACGGGTGTGGTCACGGTAGGTGCAGGTCTAAAGCCGGGAGTCTTGGGATTTGGGTCCTGATCTCCACCAGTTTGTGTGGCCGTGATGCCCTGGTAGTACTCCAGCAGCCCGGCGCCGTTCTTTGCCACCTTGGCAAATGCCAGCATGATCGCCTCGGCGCGGTCCGGGCTCTTGACGCCCCTCTTCCGCATCGCTTCCTTGGACTCGATCTCTGTTTGCCCCCGGCTGTTCGGCTTCCACCGGATGCTGGCAAGCTGGGAAATGGTCGTCTCGTCGTCGAGTCCTGATAGGTCTCCGGACTTCGCGCGCATCCGCAGGCCCCAGTACAGCTCAGCTTTGAGGTTCACGAACTGCTCTTTGTCGGCCGGAGACTCGCCCACGTTGACAGCATTCGATGGAAAGCCAAGGTCTTGGAGGTGCTTGTGCAAGTAGTATCCGATGCCGGCCGAGTCAACGTTGAGGATCCCGATTCTGTCTCCATACTTCCGGAGCGCGCTCACCAGTTCGCCGCGGGGATCTGGATTGCCCCAGCCGACAA